AATTAACAAGGCTATTGTAGCCGTAATGAAATCTGTAAAAGGAATTGAAAAAGACTTAGACGTAGGAACAGGTCAAAGTTCATACAAAGGCGTATCTGACAAAGCCGTTAAGCAAATAATCGGTAAGGCAATGGAAGAAAACGGCCTTTGTATTTTGCCTATTGGAATTGAGCCAAAAGTAACAATTGATAGATGGTCAGAACCTGATCCTTACAAACCAACCGTTATAAAACAAAAGCAATCAGTTTTTACAGAAGTTATCACAAAATACTTGCTTATACATGAAAGCGGTGAAAGTGTTGAATTGATGGGTTATGGTCAAGGAATTGACAGCCAAGATAAGGGAGCAGGGAAAGCAACGACTTACAGTTTGAAGTATCTTTTACTTTATTCGTTCTTAGTTCCTACAGGTAAAATAGACGATGCAGACCAAGTGCATTCAGATGACATAAGCACTCCAAAATCAAATAATCCTATAATTTCAAAAGAAACAGGTTCAATAACACATAAAATGTTAGAAGACTTGTTTGAACTTAAAAAGGGTGGGTTAAGTAGTGATGTTGTAAAACGTGGAATGTTGGTATTGCAAAATAAAGAAGTGGCTTCATATGCAGCGATGCACAAAAAACTAATGGAGTCATGAGTATAACAGAAAACTTAATGAGAATAGGTCGCTTCACATCTTCGGGTGTGTGGCAGCTTATGACCAATGGAAGAGCAGCCGGAACGACCGGCAAACCCTTTGAGACATATTGCAAACAAAAAGCAAGGGAAAAGAGGCTATTCAGATCCATTACCAACGATTCAAGTAGTAAACCAACAAGTTGGGGGAAGTACATGGAAAAAAGAGCGTTTAGCAAACTTGACATTGATTACAGCTTAACAAGTGACGTTACAACAGAACATCCGACTATTGAAAACTTTGCAGGAAGCACGGACGGATTGAAATTCGATGTAGAAAGAACGGTATTTGACATTAAATGCCCATTTACATTAACAGCCTTTTGTGACATGGTCGAATGTACAACGGATGAAATGCTTTTAAAAGAGTTTCCTGAGTACTTCTATCAGCTTATTGCCAACGCAATGATACATAACACCAAATGGTGTGAATTAATCGTTTACGTGCCTTATTTGAGCGAATTAAGCGACATAAGGCTTGGTGTTAAGTATGAAGAAAATAAACAGCTCCAATGGATTGAATACTCAGAAGATTACGAACTTCCTTACATACATCCACGATCTGAATACAAAGACTTGAATATTTTAAGATTTGAGGCTAAACAGGAGTACAAAGACGCTTTAACAGAGCGGTTATTATTGGCAAACGAACTTATTAAAACGTTATGAAACTAATTGCAAAAAAGCGTTTGGATGGTTCTTTTATGCCTGTTTATGATAGCGACAAAGAAGCAGTTAAGAAAATAAAGGCGGGGGATGATGTGGAAATTGAAATTAAGAGGCCTAGAAACTTAGCCTTCCACCGGAAAACATTTTCTTTGTTCAATCTTGTTTTCGATAATCAAGAGCATTACAAAAATCTTGAAGAACTACGCAAAGACCTGACTATCGAGGCAGGATATTTTACAAAGCGTTACAATATGCACGGTGTTGAGATTATCGAAGCGCAAAGCATTAGTTTTGCCGCAATGAATCAGGACACTTTTGATGAGTACTACCAACGTTTATTAGATGCTATTTGCAATAACTACGGAATGTTAAAAAGTGACATTGAAGAAAATTTAATCAATTATTTTTGATATGTCCTAAATGTTACATATCTTTACAACTTATTCGGCTCTTCACATTTTACCGAATATTAAGAACTGAAGCCGTTAAGGGTTGCCAAAGTGAAGAGTGGTAATTTTTATCGGCTTTTTTAATTTAAAAACAATGAAAAAAACATTATTTAACGACAAGCCACAAGGCTTACTATTTGAGGACAAAATTGAGTTCATTCCTGTTGAATCCGTTATTGGTTCAGGATATGAAAACGATGTTGCAAAACTTGCAATTGAGGACAAGGTTGCTTACCGTGCAGCAAGAAAGAACATGCAGATACATTCTGCAATTATCCTAAAGATTAACGATGAGTTTTCTGGGTTCTTTACTTTTCAGATTAACCACGATGCAGGGGAATTTTGTTTATTACAATCAGCTATGCTACTTGATCGAAAAGACAAGAAGATTTATAGTGATATGGTAAATGCCATAATTGAACAGAATACTTTTGGTTATCCAATGGTAATGACTGTTTCACAAAAGCACGATTTGGAAAATCCGAAAGTATTTGCAGCTATTGGATTTATTGAATATCTTAATTTAAGCGGTTATTCTTATATGGTTTATGGAACAATGGCACAAGTAAGAATGAAACGCCTTGCACATGCAACAATGACCAATGTATGGAACTCAACAAAAGGTGATTGGTTAAAGATGAAAAAGGAATGGAATGCAAAGATCGAAGCGGCCGGACAAAAGCACGGAATAAATAATCCTAAATATGCAAGTCGTGAAGGTGCTTGGATGGGCGATAATGGCATGTCAAATGTTGTTTTAGGCACACAGATTGTAAATGACGAGGGTAAAGTTGAAAACGTAAAAGGAAAATCATTTAACGGTAATGTGTCAGTACTTGACCCTGTTGCATGTGAAGTTATACTTAGGTTCTTTATGCCTAAAGACGGGTGCAGGGTTTACAATCCTTTTGGCGGTGGTGTTCAATTTGGCTTTGTTACAGGAGATAACGATTTTGAATATACTTCATCCGAAATAAGACAAAATCAATGTGATGCGAATAATGCCATTTGCCAGGACTTTGTGAATGTTAAATGGATTAAGTCAGACAGCGCACAATTTAAGCCTAAACAGAAGTACGATCTTGTTTTCACATGTCCACCATATTATCAAGTAGAGGACTATTTGGATTATGACGGTAAGGCTCCAGAGGGTGAATTAAATGTAATGCCTACTTATGCAGAGTTCAGGGATGCACTTTTTCAGGGGTATAAGAACGCTATTGAGGCATTGAATGATAATTGTTTCTTTGTGGTCATGACAGGCGACAGTAGGGATAAACACGGCGCATATTACGGTTGTGAAGCCGAGCATGAATTGTTTTTCAGGGATCAGGGTTTACACATTTACAATAAGATCGTTTATCTTGAATGTGAGTTTACAAGGTTAGCACATGCTAAAAGAACATTGCATTATCGTAAATTTCCAAAGCGTGAGCAGAAGATACTTATTTTTTACAAAGGGGATATGACTAAAATAAAAGACCGGCATGTTAACATAGGTAGATTGTGAGATCGTACTCAAACAAAATTTCATTGACAAAAAACTCAAGGGGTATCTATTCATTAGATACCTCTATTGGGTGCGCCTCTGGAATGTTAAACGAGGTAGGAGGATGTTACAATGATTGTTATGCAGCCAAGAGTGCTAAGTTGTACGGTTATTATTTTGGTGAAACAGTTTTAAGGTCATTTGAAAATGAATATCACAGGCGTGAAATATTAAAGCAAATAAACAAAGTTCCTTTAGATTTCATCCGTATTGGAACAAGTGGTGATCCGTCCGAAAACTGGGAACATACAATAAGTGTTTTAAAACAGATTGAAACTTGTAACAAAGAGATTGTCATAATTGCCAGGCATTGGACAAAACTAACAGATGAACAATTACGTTATTTTGGGACTATCAATATTTGTGTAAATACATCTGTTTCTGCACTTGATAAGCCGGAATTAATGCAAAGATGCTTAACTGAATATAACAGGCTTAAACCTTACTGTAAGTCAATATTAAGGATTGTTTCATGCGACTTTAATTTGGATAATCCTGAGGGCAAAAGATTATCGGACATACAGCACTTTTTGTTTAAGAATACGAATGTTATTGATACCGTTTTAAGGCTCAACAAAGGAAATAGATACATTAAAGACGGGATTGTAAACGTTACAAAAACAAAGTTTCTTGGTAAAAATGCAATTGTTAGTAAGTTAAACAAAAAAACATACTTTGGCAAATGTTCAACCTGTCATGAGATGTGTGGCGTTGATGTAAAAACAGAAAAAACATATCCGGATAAAAAACCAATAACAAAACAACTTTTATTATTCAAACCTAAATAAAATAACAAATGAACAACAGCAAACAAGCTCATGAAGACTTGAAAAAGTCAGGACGCAAAGAAGCTTTACACATGCAAATTATGAGATACATGTACCGGTACGGTGAATGTACATTCAGC